AAGGTCCAATTGGGTCTCTAAATTTAACAGAAATCTCATCCCAGTTAAATCTACCGGCAACGTAGGTTGAAGTGTTTAAAAATTGTATCTCCGTAGCATTGATTTTAATAGACGGTCTAGCAGCAGATTCAACGTACCATTCATTAATACCCAAACTAGAAGGAAATCTTAAAATAAACCTGTTCTGTCTTTTGGGTTCATACGGAACTGGCATTTTCATCAATAAATCAGCCATAATTTTTTATTTTTAATTTTTGTTTATTTTGTTTATTTGATAAATATATCACTTTGAAAAATTTTTCTATTTACTTTGATTTAATTTTCAATATTGTTCTTTTAATTAAAGATTCTAACATAACTTCTTCATCTTCTTCTTTATTAGTTTCTATATGAATTTTATTATATCCTCCTTCTGATGTATCATAAATAATAAATTTAACTTCTGGATACATTCTTGATAATTCATTTCTAACATATTCTACCATTGCTTTAATGTTTTTAGGATCATCATCTGAAAATCCTAATGAAGTATTCACATATTTTCCACTTTTAATCAAATCATTATATTTTGAAATAAAATCAAGGAGCGCAATTTTTTTTGCGTGCTCTGGGTTGGCGGCACCACCTGAAGTTTCTAAATTAAATTTTTCCCCAAACTCTTTTGATGAAACCGGATAATAATCACCCCTTTCGTCCAAATATAAATCAATAAGTTGTCCTATTGTTAAATCATCTAATTGGTTTAAAAATCTCTCAGAAAACATTTCTTCGTGTTCAAAAGCACTCTTAATGTTTTTTACCATTTCTTTTCTTTCTTCTGGTGTCATAACCATATTAATAAACATTCTAACACCTCTTTTAATTACTCTTGGGTGGTGTCCTCTCGCAGTTATAATTGAAAATGGATTGGCATAAATTAGATTTTCTTTAAACTTTTTGAAGCTAGGTGACTTTTTGTTTTTTTCTATTGCTTCAGCTGTGTCTTCCAAGAAAGTATCAGGGTGAGTGAAATCTCTATAAGGATTTTCATCATAACTAACAATTGTTTCTCCCTCATATTCAAAAGGTTCTTTACCGATTAAATGTCTGTATTCGGCAAAATCTTCTGTGGACATTCCAACAACATCACCAAGGTCCGATTTTAGATATATTTTTGTTGGCATTTGTAAGATATTATCATCCCAATCAAAACCATATAATCTAAGATTCTTCTTTTCGGCCATTTCTGTGATAATATTTCTAACTAAAACTTTATAATTCATAATAATAAATATATTGTAAAATAAAAATGGGGACCGTTTGATCCCCATTTCTTTAAATTATTCGTTTTAGATATTTTCAAACGACGCTCCAGTAGGAGTAATGTAGAATGTAATATCAATAAACTCAAGCGATCTAGTAGGTTTAATGTAGATTTTACCTACTAACTGATTCTTGTCCAGATCCTCAGTATCGTTAGATACCGTAACTCTAAAGTCGTATAGACCTCTATCTCTTCTGATTGCATCCAAGATTGGATTTACTGCATTCAAGAAGTCCTGTCTAACTTGTTGATCGTTTTGATCAAACAATAGTCTTACAGAAACCGCAGAAATCAACTTACGAGCTTGTAGTAACAATCTTCTTACGTTAATTCTATCAAGAGCAGATTCTCTTACTTGTAGAGTTTTGTTACCCCAGATTACAGTACCCACATCTGCAAATGTTGCAATTGGGTTAACTCTACCAAGGTAAAGAACGTCTCTATCTTCTTGTGTTAACTTTTTACGGGCTTTAACTGAATTAACAATACCTCTTGTGTAACCAGCCGCTGCGAACCAAGGGAATGCAATATTATCGGTAAGAGCTAAGTTTCTTGTAACTTCAGCTGTTGCTGGAATATAGACTTGAGTATTGTTTACACTATCTCTTGTTAATACCCAAGGGTAGTAAGTTGCCGTGTAGTTTGAGTCAATACCTGTTTCCTCAACAATATCAACAGCTTCTTGTGGGTAGATTAAGTTATCACCTTCAGTTGTTGTTGCAACAAACATATTGTAATCCGGAAGAGTTGCGATATAAAGTGAATCGGCTCTTTCTTCTTCAATCATTGTTATTGCTCTTTCAACAAGGTCTGAGTTATTTTGGATATCAATACCTGGTGTTGTGAATACGTTAATATTAACAGCTTCAGGGTTTGCAAATGTTCTCTGACCCAATAGGTAAGCGTAGTAATCTGTATTTCCATATTCAACTGAACCGTCTCCGATTGCAATTTGTTTGAATAATCCATTTCCTTTACCTTTAGGGAATCTAACTGAGTTACAAGCACCATTTAAGAAACCTGTTCTACCAAGTGCAAATTTATCAGCATTTGTTCTGTATTCTCTATAGATATCCCATCCATCAAACCCACCATAAACCATTACAGTGAATTTTCTAGCATTTAATCTGTAGTAAGGATCTTCTGGATCTTGAGGTTCAGAAGAGAATGACGCAGAACCACACTCAAATTTAGATGTACCACTTGATGCAAATGCACCAGAAATTGTAATTCCACTAGCAAATTGATCCATATGGAAACCTTTTGTCATAAAATTCCAATCGGCACCTTCACCATTACATAAGTCAAAAGGTTTTACTTTTCCTTTATATTGGAAGAAGTCAACATCATAACCCCAGTAAGAACCAAGACCAAGGTAAGTTTTTCTAACATTATCACCAGCACTTACAAACGCATCGTCAGATCCTGTGGAAGTACCAAACGGTGGATTAAACACTTGTTCACCAGGTAAGAAATATTTAGTCTTATAAACTGGATATGGTGAAGTAGCGTCTGGATATTCTCTAAATGTATAACCATCAAAACCACAAGGAAGAGCATCAATTGGTGCATCCTCATTCATTTCAACCATAATGTATTTTGATTTCAATTCATACTCACCATCTAATGTACCGATTTTTTTAGCGATGAAGTTATTCTCAGCTGGATTCATAGAACAGTTTGTATATTTTTCAAGAACAACTGGGTTTGAATCAGTATCAAAGTAATCTCTAACTAATACAGTAAATGTTTCATTATTAAATGAAAGATCTGCTAAAGATATTTTAACTTCAGAGTTTGCTGTATTACCATCAGAAATTGTGTAGAACTTAAATAAGTTGTAAACTTTAGTACCTCTAAGTTCAGATACAATCCACGGTGTTGAAGGTGATTGGAATTTATCTAAATACCAACCTAATGATTCTGATTGAGTTCCTTGAGCTCCTTCAGTTGATACAACAACCGGACTTAGACCTCTAATGTAACCTTTATTCCAACCATAAGTAAGTAATGTACTGAAATACTCTTCAACCATAAGAGGAACTTGAGTTTTTGGTTTTGAGAAGTTTCCTCTACCAAATACTTTAGCAACACTCTTAGCGTCAGACTGACTCATAGACACTTCAAATTCAAATGTTGTTCCATCATTATTAACCGCAGTAATACCAAATGGTAAGAATGGATTTTTAAGAACACCAACATATTCATTTGTCATATCATAAGTAACATCTGTTGTTCCAGTTACTTCATAAACTGGGTTGATCTCGTCACTATAAGTTGAAAGTCCTCTTGATCTTAAAGTACATACAACTAAGTCGTCATATTGTGTATAAGAAGTACCGGTATAGTAGTACATCACACCCACTATTGTACCACCCCAACAATCAATAACAGTTGGCGCTGTTGTCGTAGTTGTGGTAATAGGTGTTGGAGTAACACAAGGATTAGTCGTTGTTGTAGTTGTTGATGTTGAAGTAGATGTTGTAGTTGTTGTTGGGTTTAAATATGTAATCCCAGTTACTGTTGTGAAGAAAGAGAATCCACTATATTGTGTATTTCCTATGTTTTCAAACAACGCATAATACCAAGAATCATTTAATCCTGAAGATGGATTTGAGTCTTCAAATGAAACATTATCAACACCAAATACGTTTGTAGATGCAGTATATCCTGTTACCGTTAAATAATCATAATCTTCTTTAGGGATTGACCCAAAGTATTTAATGTTTGTATCTTCAGCTGTATAAGGATTTGCATCATTAATAATATCCAAAACTAATCCGTCAATATCATCTCTTAATGTTGATACCCCACCATCAAATTGTTCATATGTTGTATCTAACAATCCTTGAATTTCAGCTGGGAATTGATTTAAAAATGCAACTGTATTATTAGTACAAGCTGTAAAATCAACCGCGAAGGTTGCTTCTTTTTTAACCAAACAAACTGGATCACAAGGACTGTCAATTGTAGTTCCACCACTTAAACACCAGAAATCAAGTGTTGATGGATCAAGATTTGCCTTAGTTAGGATTGACCAAGATGGTCCAGCATCATAACCAGACAAACCTAATATTCTTGTTACAAATAATTGGTTTGATTGTTGTAAATACGCTTTAGCAATATAAGATGCCTCGTATTTTGGGATTTGTGTATTCACAAATTTTTCAGGGGTGGTTCCACCGAAATAAGTTTGGTATTCTTCAAAGTTTCTAACAAAGATCGGTTCAAAAGCCGGACCTCTGAGAGTTTCTCCTACAATACCAAGAGTTGTTACACCGACACTCTGTGCAACAAAACTTAAATCTACTTCCGATGTGTAAACTCCAGGTGATACAAAAACTTTACTGTTAGTAGCCATTTTTTTAATGTAGTTTTATTAATTTATTTTCTAATAAATATTATGGTTTTAAGCAAAAACTTTACTTATGTAAAACTATTTATATTTTGGTGAGAATTTATTCTACCTTTTTTCTACCTATGGAAAAGGAACCTAAAAAAATAAAAAATTTAAAGATTGATAAGGATGTTCACGATATCTTAAAAAAGTATTGTGATAAACGAGGACTTAAAATGTATAAGTTTCTTGAGGGTCTTATTATTGAAAAATGTAAAGAAAAAAGAGATATATATGGTGAGGATTAAACTGGGTTCTCAATATATGTTATACTTGAACTTTTTGTAGCATCAATTTTTGTAACGATTATTAAAATCGTATCTCCATTATTTATTTGAACACTCGTTAGATCTTGACCGTAATAATCACCATTAATATAAATTTGGAATGAACTTACATTATCTACCTTTTGTAGACCTATATTCAAATTGTAATTAAACAGTTCCTCTCTTTCGTTGTTTCCTATTGGGAATACAAAATCAAGTGTTGCCGGTTCTGGAGGAATTTTACCTTTATATTTTCTTTTCTTATATGGTGTTTCGGTTTCAAAAATTTGAAATGATCTTGTAATTGCTGGACTTACCTCAAATTCATCTTCATCTAATAAGAAACCAAGTAATGTAAATTCGTATTTTTGTATATAATACTTTCTTTTTTCAAGATCCATTACAGATTCATCTGCAATACTATTTAATTTAATTGGAATATAATGTCCTTTAATTGTTTGATAAGCTTGTAATGATGCAAACTTTTTCATTACTGTTTCATTAAACTTATTTACCTCTCTCATTCTATTACAAATAATTGCAACAGTATAAGTGATCTCAACAGGAATTGGTTGTGGGATTTTATAAATGTCGTAACCGTTTCTATTACCATCCCAGGTTGGTACCTTATAGTAAAAATATAATTTTCTATTTGGAATATTATAAACAATTCCTGGGTTGTTTCCATATTTTACTTCAGGAGTTCTAATTACCGTAATAAATG